CGATCGCGCCGTCGAGCACCGCGGTAGGCGTGATATCGCCGGCCGCGTAGGGCTGAGCTGCCGTCGCGTCGCTGGTCGGCGCGATCGACATCCCGAAGCCCGTGTTGCCGGCCGTACCGCGTTCCGCCAGGCCGACGGGGAACACTTCGTCGCCGGCCAGGGCAGTCAGATCGAGCGGACCGATGTTGTTGGCCAGCTCGAAGTAGTTCAGCTCGGTGACACGCGTGTCACCGAGATCGCCAGCATCAGTGGTCGGGTCCTGCCACAGCGGCGGCTGCTCCGTGACGTACGACTGCAGGGGCAGGCCGAAAACGTCTTCGACCGCGTCGATCTTGATCGTGCCGTCGGTGAGCGTTCCGTAGTCGATATTCGTGACGCGGAAGATCACCTCGGTCACGTTGCACGCAACAGACGTGAACTTGAACACGCCGCCTGGCGGCACGCCCCACGCGTGACGGTTGACCGCCAGGCGCAGCGTCTTTAGCGGCGACGAGCCGGTGCGCAGGTCGCGCTGCGCAACGCGATAAGCAAGTGCGGACGTGCGGATACCGGGATAGGAGCGCTGGCTGCTGACGACGCGCCCTTGCACCGCGATGTTGGCGAGGTTCTGCACCGGCGCCGCAGCGTCGTTCTCGGTGGCCGGGTCCGTCCACGTCACCACGACCTCGTTGACCGTCTCGCCCCAGCCCTTGGCCGAGTACGATTCGACCTCGACGGTTTTGGACTCGTCGAAGATCGGCAAGGTGTCGGGGTCGTAGTCGTCGCGGATGAGCTTGAGCACGAACTTGCCGGTGCGGCGATCCTGGTACAACGCCGCATTGATGTGCTCCAGGATGCGCTTGACGAAGCTCTCGATCGGCTCCTGCTGAATCCAGATGAAGCTCAGGCCGAAGCGCTCGTCATAGAGAGTGGAAGCCGCAGCGCGGAACGCGGTGTCGTCGATGACACTGCGCGGATACCCCATGCCCCACTCGGGATCGGTGATGCACTCGTAGATGATGTGCGCCGGGTTCATATCGAGAACCGGGTACACGGTGCCCACGGAGCGCGTGATGCGGATCAGCGTGTCGGGCTTCGTCCAGCTCCAATACGCGCTGAGATCGAAGCCGGCGCAGCCGATCGTGGGCACCCACCCATTCGAGAGATCGCCAGGCCCACCGACGAAGGTGTGCAGCTCCCACAGACCTGCGCCGAAGACGGACGGGTACTCGCGATAGGTCCACCAGATCGGCGTGTTCGGCCCAACGACGCCGTTGATGCCGTCGCACTGGTTCGGCGCGCCGATGATGTCGTAGCGGTTGTAGATCGCGCTTGGGCTATCCGCAGACGAGTCGTTGATGTGCAGATCGAGCGTGTCGGCGGTGAAGTCGCCGATATTCGACGCAGGCGGACCCGGCATCGATTCCACACTGACGTTCGTCCACCCGTAGATCCCGATGCCCGGCGAGTAGCCAAGAGCAGTCTGCGCGTCGCTCAGGGCTGCTTCGAGCGTGCTGCGCACTGGCCCCGGCGTGTATCCGCCGGGCGTGTCGTGCGTCGTGCCGACGTACTGGTAGGTGTGCGTGTTCGCTGGGTTCCGCGGGTCAAGCTGCTCCACCCACGGCTGCACAGACGGCGGCGTGACGTCGCTTCGCGGGATGCCAGCGGTCTCGGGATACCAGCAACCCGTGACGTCGTCTCGCCAACCGCCGTAGATGCGCTGCACCTCAACGGCGACGGGCTTGATGTACGGGTTCATCGACGACCACATGAACGAGAGGTCGGATGAAAGGTTCTTGATGAGCGAAGCGAAGCTGCCGTCGCCACTGTCGTCGACAGCAGCACCGCGAAACACCGCCGTCAGCAGGTTGCGATGCGCTGGGTTCTGGACGCCCGATTTCTCGGTGACGTAGGGGTTCTGGACCTGGTCCTCGTCGCCGAACATGATGTCGACATTTCCGCGGACACCACCCTCGTGCTTGTCGCCGCCGAAGAGATCCGGCTTGTCGATCGTGACCGTGGTCGACACAGTGACCGCTCCCGACCACGCCTCGCGCTCGCCGATGACGAAACGCTTGACGATGTCGGCGCGTCCGAGCAGGACGGCGATCTGAACACCGAGGTGGTAGCGATAGCCGACAGTGACGCTCTTACTTCCCACGAGCGCCCTCCTCCGCAGCACGCTTGCGCGCGGCCGATGCAGCTCTCAGCCCCATCGGATCGCCCAAGCGTTCGAGGATCGCGACGTCGAACTCGCCCTTGATGAAGCTCGACCACGCGAGGCCGTAGCGAGCAAAGAACTCCCGCGCGCCTCGGTTGCAGAAGCGCAGTGCTCTGAGGTCTCGCGGCTGAAGGTAGACCGGAGTGTTCACGGTCACTTCGAAGACTTCTTGATCTTGCTGGTGCCGAGATCGCCGTACCAGATCACGTTGGGACCCGTGACCGTGACGGTCCCGAACACGATCGGAATCGGACGACCTTCCTCCGCGGTAGGGACGTCGAGATCCTTGATGGAAGAGGGCTTCGGGCTCGGCGGCTTCGACGCGAGCGCATAGCCGATGGCGACGATGACCAACGCGATGACAAGTTGGACCCACATGGTTGCTTTCTCTCGTCCCGGTTGATTTCTAGTACAAAGCGGTTCCGCCGAAGGGGTTCTTCGTCGGGATGAGGGGCTGGCCTCCGTACCGCGGGAGGTTGTCGAACTTCGTGGTACAGGTCGCTACGGTGTGGTCACAGCCGGCGAAGGCTTTCACCGTGCCCGACATATTGCGGGGCGGGAAGCTGAGCGTAAGCAGACCGCCCGCCGCCAGGGACGACTCGACTCCGCGAAACTCCAACTGCCCAGTCACCGAATTGGTGTAGAGGATGTAGCCGCCCGCAAACCAGTTGTCTGGCTTCGCTTCGGCACCGACGATGCTGATGGTGCTTCCGCTCACCACTGTCCCGTCGCCTTCAACCTTGAAGGACTCGCGGTCCGCCTTGCACGTGAACTCGTCGTACAAGGTCAGGGGACAGTTCTTGGAGTAAGGGCGCCGCGGCGCGCTCGCCTTCAGAGAGATCGTCAGCGGCTCACAGTTCAGCGTTGCCTCGTGGCCGCGGAACTCGGTGTCGAGAAACCGTCCGCACCATACGACCACCCACTCGTCATCCGGGTCGGTCGGATGCTTGCGCCACACGGTGAGTGCGACCACGTTCGACGGCGGCTGCGGCGTGAAGAGCTGGGCGACCGGCAGCGAGGTGATGGTGTCGAGCCGCAGAGTCGTGTTGTCGAAGTTGCCCGTGTCCTTCACGCTGCTACGCGCGATCGGCGCCGCCGTGAACAGATTGCCCAAGAACACTTGGCTCTGCGCCGCGCTCGTATAGCGGAAAAATTCCGTGCCGTTGACGAACTCGTACAGCTCGATCGGAGCTGCGTCCTCGACGCTCTTCTCGATGGTGTCGATCGTCATGCTTTCACCAGGACAACCGGCGCATCGGAGACCGCGACTTCATCCGTGAGCCACTGCAGCACCACCGTGTCAGACTCCAGTCGATACAAGCTGACGAGATGGATCGCTTTGCAGTCGGCGACGGTGAGGGCCGCTCCGAGGGCGCTGTTGATCGTGAGAAGCGCGTCCATGCCGTCTTTCGTTGCAGCGGTGATCTGGCGCAGGTAGTAGCCGCCTCCAGTCCGACGGATCATGACGTGGCAGCGAGCTGGATCGACGCCGATGAAGTCGACGAAGCCGTCGTCCACGACACGGATCTGCGTAGCCCCTGAGCCGATGTCCGTCACCAAGCGGAAGTCATCGTTCCAGGACGGAATGTAGAACGCCTTCTGGCGACCGTTGCGGCGGTTCAGAAACGCGCGGAAGTCATAGACGGCCTGACGCGTCTTCATCATCCATCGATACGCACGGTGCGGCTGCGGGGTGTCGGAAGTCTCGAAGAACGCGATCGGACCAGTGTCGTGGTCAACCTGGTCGAAGACGTAGTCCTGCGACGCGTCCATTCCGTCAGCCCAGTCGGGCTTGACCATCAAGATCTCGTAGCCGTTGTAGGTGAAGGGTGCATCGGCCACGGGCAGGAACGGATCGCTGAGAAGCGGATCGCCGAGCACAGTGATGTGGCCGCTGATCGCCTGATCGGTCTGGCGAACGAGTGGGACGTTTCCCTGGACGACGCACAGCAGCACCGGATAAACCCGGGTACCTGCCGGCCACGTGTCGGCCAGTGGGGCGGTGAGGTTCACGACGCCCGAGCCGAGCGACACGACCTCGGCCGCCTCCCACGTAGTCTCGCTGGTCATCAGAACCACGAGGCTGCCGGCAGTCACGCCCAGCAGCTCGTGGGCGAAGGACAGCGCCGTGGCGCCGGAGAGAGCGTTCGCGGTCAGGCGTCCCTTGTACTGCCATACCGGCATCGCCAGGCGCTTGTTCTGGGCGCCCCAGAGCGTGCGGTCCAGCAGCCGGGCGTTGGATCGAGATTCGAGGAAGCCATAATCCTGCGTGCGCCGCGCCCGCGTCCGGAGCTGGACGCGCTGCTCACCGCCGTCGAGCATGCCCATGACCTGCGTGTTCCAGTCCAACGACTCCTGAAGACCGTCTTTCCAGTTCGGGCCGAACGGCCAGAACGTCGCGTCGTAGGCGTCGAGCGTGCCGGCAGCCATCAGGAAAGCGCCTGCTTGAACGAGGACCGCTCGGCACGCACGATGTTCAGGATCACCTTCTTGAAGGTCTGCGAGGCTGCGCCGGCCTGGAAGATCGACTCTGTGTCGATGGTGTTGAGGACCTGAATGTTCTGCACAGGCGCCTGGCCCGCCGGACGTCTAGCGTTGAGCGGGTTGTTCGGGTCGTTCTTCGAGAGCACGAACTCGCCCTTCTGCAGCACGGCGGGGATCTCGTCTGACTTCAGACCCACGATGCCGCCGCTGTGGTAGCGGATCGCGTTCTTGAAGATCGCCGGGTCGACCAGGCGCGGCTTGCCCGCGTCCGCAGGACCGCCTGAGTGCAGTAGGCTCGCGATGCCGCCGATGATCGAACCGCCCGCGCCGGAACTCTTGGCCGCGGCCAGGAGAGCGTTCAAGATGATTTGCTTGAGGATGGCCTGACCGATGTCGATGAGGAGACTGCTGAAGAACTGCTGCGTGATCTGACCGAGATCCTTAAACGCGTCGCCGATGCTCTCTGTGCCCTTGATGACGTGGCCAAGCGACTTGGCGACGTCGGTGAGACTCGTCGTGATGTTGTTGGCGAAGATGTCGACCACTTGCTGCTGCGCGGCCGTCAGCTCCACGCGCGTGAGACGGAGCTGGTCACGAAGCTGCTTGATGCGCGACACCATCGCGTCGCCTTCTTCACCGCCGAGCGCACGGGCAAAGGTGAGCGCTTTCTCGATCGCTGCGTCGAGGGCCGGGTCGAGCTGGTCGAGCCCGTCCTTGATCGTTTCGGCTGCCTGCTTTTGCGTGAGGATGCCGGCCTGCTGAAACTGCGTGGTGGTCTGCACCAGTTGCGCCCGCTGCTCCAGCAACTTGTTCAGCTCGGCCTCGGCCTTGGTCGCGTCCTTCTGTGCGAACTCGGCGGTCTTGGTCTCGATCGCTTTGGTCCGCGCCACCTCGACCTTGGCGATCAGATCGTCGATCTGCGACGCGAACTCAGGTAGCTTCGCCGAGATCAGCGCGTCCTTGAGGCGCTGAAGCTGCCGAATCTTCTTGTCCGAGTCGGCGTTGATGATGTCGGTCGCACGGTCGAGTGACTTCGCTTCGGCCTCTCCAAGATCCTTGCCGATCTCCTCGGCCTGGCGCGAGAACTGTTCCTTGAGGCGTGCCTGCAGGTCGGCCAGCTTCTTCGCAGCCGCCGCGGCCTTCTTGGCGGCTTTGTCACCAGCCGCGTCAGGGATCTTCAGATCCGCCGCCTGCTTCTCCAGTGCGTCGAACTGAGCCTTCAGCGCATCACTCAGCCCCTTATTGCCGGCAAGGGCCGTATCGACGGCCTTCTCGGTAGCGGCAGGCAAGCGGCCCATCCGCTGCTCGGCGTCGCGGATGCTAGCGTCGAGCGTGTCGAGCTTGGTCTGGACGTCGGAGACGTTGTCCTTGAGCGCCTGGATTCTCTCATCGCGCTGCTGGCCGCTCTCGTTGAGATGGGCGAAGTCGAATATCGAGCTTTCCTGGCTCTTGACGGCTTCCTGGGCCGCCTGCAGTTCCTTGACGATCTCATCGCGCTTGCGCTGGGCGTCCGCGAGCACAGGCGCAAGGTCAGCCTGCGTCTTGGCTTCGCGGAGCGCCTGGACTGCGTCACCAGCATCTCCAAGCGCCTTGTCGATACCCTCGGTGATCGCCTTCTCTTTATCGAGCTTGAACTTAATCGCGATGGTGATGCCAGTCGCGGCCAGGCCGATCAGCACCCCGATAGGTCCGCCGATGAGCGCCAACAAGCTTTTGCCAGCGACCTCAGCGGCCGTCGCGAGTCCGCCAATGCCAAGCGCCGCAGCGAGAAACCTCACGGCCTTTCCGGCGATCACCACGACGCCGCCAAGTTCCTTGATCGTCGTGATCGTGCGGCCGACAAACACGACGCCGATCACCGTGCCGATCAGCTTGATGTTGTCGGCCAGGACCAGCGCGGCGTGGGCGGCAATCGCGAACGCTTCGCTGAGCGTTTTAGCGAAGTTGGCGCCGTCGTCGCTCTTCAGAAAGTCCGTCGTGCGCTGGATCAGCGCTTCGAGTTCCTTCTGGAACGGACCGGACAGGAACGCGACCTGCAGATTGAACAGCGCGTTGTTGAGCCGATTGATCTTGGCGTCGAGCGTCTGCGTCGCGGCAGGCACCTGCTCGGCCACGATCTTCTTGTACTCACGCGCGAAGAGCAGGAGGAAGTCAGACGAAAGCTTGCCGCTCTCCAGCAGTTTGTCGAGCTGCGCGGGCGTCTTGCCGATCGACTGGGCGAGCACGTTGAACGCGCCAGACAATCTGTCGCCGAGCTGGCCCCGCAGCTCCTCGGCCTGGATTTTTGCTTTTGAGAGGATCTGAGACAGCGCCTTGAAGACGCCCGCCGTGTCCTCCGTCGAGAGGCGGAACACGCGCGACGTTTCCGCGAACGCCTCGAAGATGAAGTTGGTCTGCTCCGCCGTGAGGTTCGCGGACTTCGCGGCGATGGCGAACGATGCGTACTCGCCGGCCAGCGACTTGAAGTCGAGGCCGAGCTTGTTGGCGGTGTCCTGCAAGTGCTGGTAGTCCACAGCAGCCTTGTTGGCGTCGCCGCCCGAAGCAACGAGCAGCCGCGACTGAATGCCGGCCTGCGTATTCACCGCGTCGATCGACTTGCGAACGAACTCCAGAGCACCGAACACACCAACGTAGGCGCCGGCCAGGGAGAGCACCTGGCCGCGGATGCGCTGGTAGAGCGAGAGCGCAGTGCGCTGCGCCTCGTTGAACTGGTTCTGCTTCTTGACCGCAGCGTCGCTGGCGCTCGTCAGCCTGCTCGTGCTGCCGGCCAGGCGAGTCTGCTCAGCAGTCGCGCTGCGGCTCGCGGTGGCCGTGCGCTCGGTCGCGTCCGCGCCCTGCTTCAGCGAACCCGCAAGCCGTTGGAATGCCGCCGACAGGGCACTCGTGTTCTGAGCCCGCTGCGCTTGCTCGGCGGCCAGGCGCTCCTCGACAGCGTTCGCGCGCTGGTTGATCTCCAGCACGCGCTGCGCCGCGGCGGCCTGCAAGTCTTGCGCCTTGGCGACGCGCTGCGCAGCGTCCTCAGCGAAGGCCGCTTGGATGTCGGCACGGCGTCGGTTCTGTGCCTCGGTGTCGGTGCTGCGGACGTTCAGCAGCGCGTTGATGCGGACCTGCGCAGCCTGCTGACGCTTGAGGGATTCCTCCGCGTCGAGGTTCCGCTTGTTGATCTCCTCCTGAGCGGCCTTCTGTTCGGCCAGGGTCTTCTCGATCTGCTCGCGTCGTGCCAGTTCCTTCGACAGCGAATCGAGCACCGCGTCGGTCTGCTGAGGCGCACGAGCGGCGAGTGTCGGGCGGACACCCAGCAGCTCGTTGAAGCGTTTCTGTGCGTCGATACGCTTCTGGACCGCAAGCTCTTCTGCAGCGGCGCGCCGTTTGATCTCGTCGGTGATGTCTTTCGAGCGCTTGACCGCTTCCGCGTCACTGGCCGCGATCTGCTTCTGGGCGTCGGCCAGGTGGATGGCTGCCGTGCGGGTCTGCTCCAGCGCCGCGGCCGCCCTGCTCTGCTGGGACGCGATCCGTCCTTCGGCATCCGCGAGGTTGGTGGCCGAGATGCCGGCCTTGTCCAGTTCGGCGGCAAGGGCGCCTAGCTTGCCCTGACCGGAGCGCAGGTCGTTGAGCGTTTGGCGCGCAGCGTTGCCCGCTTCGGTAAAGCGATCCTTGAGAGCCTGGGTCGGCTTCTCGGTAGCGACGATCTCGTCGCGCAGCGCCCGGTAGCGTTCACGCTGCTGATCGAGAGTCTTCCGCAGTTCGACCAGAGCCGCCTGCTGGCGCTTGTAGCCGTCTACCTTGCCGACGACCTTGCTCAGCTCGTCCTGGACGCTGAAGAGCCGACGCGCCTCGTCGGCGAAGTCCTTCTGCGACTTCGCAGCCAACGCGCTCGACGTCGCCAGAGCCTTCTGCGACGTGACAATGTCGCCGAGCTGCTGGTCAAGGCGGTCGAGGGTTTTGCCGGCCTCGTTCCTGGCCTTGATTAGCAGTTCGACTTCATTCGGCGTCGGCATTTAACTCCTCCAGCAACTTGGTGAACGCTCTCGACGCTGCCTTGTCGATCGCCGCGGGGATCGCGGCACGAATGAGTCCGACCTCAGAAACCATGCGACCCTGGACCCTCTTGCGTGCGATCTCCGTCTCCGTCATCAGCACCGCGATCGAGTAGTGCCTTGCATTTGGATGTCCCTCTGCCATCAGAAACGACACCTGGTGGCGTAGCGACGAGATCCATTTCTCTAGCCAGCTTCGGTTGTCGGGGGCGGACTTGGCGCGACGGCGTTGCCGAGTACCGCCTTCACTTTTCCCACCAATCGCTCGAAACCAGCGCGGTCGACGAAAGTCAGACGTGCGATGTGCTCGATCGCTTCTACCTGCACCGGGAGCGGCAGCGTCATTGCCTTCTCCCATAGGTCGGGCTCGCCGCAGCCCCGCGCGATGAGCGCGCCGAGAACGAATGGGAAGTGGATGGCCACCTCTCCGATGAAGGCCATCAGCGACGCGTTGTCGGGCAGCTTTCCGTCCACCAGACCCGCTGTCTGCGCCAGATTGACCACCGCCTCTACCGAGGCTTTGTTCTCATAGACCAGACCGATCACGTCGTCGGCACTCAGCCCTTGGAGGGTCAGAGAGTTCTTGCCGAACTCGACGGTGGTCTGCTCTACGGCGAAATCTTTGAGTGACATCGTGTCCTGCTCCTGTCGTGGGAATTTTTCTTATAGAAACCGCCGCGCCGGTTGTGAGGCGTCGCGGCGGTTGAGTCTCGTTACGCAGGACGCCCGTCGATGTACATGGCGGACGTATCGTCGTCGAGCTTCAGCACGTCGCACGTGAACGGCAACGCCTGCCAGTCGTCACCCTTGAAGGAGTAGTCGCCGTTCGGGGTGAGCTGCACGTAGGGCCAGTAGTAGTCGCGCTGGTTGCCCTTCGGGTTGTTGGCGACGAAGCGCAGCGCGCCGTCGATCGTGATGCTGTTGGCCGTGATGATGCTCGGCCGCGTGTTCGCCGCATACGTCGCGGTGATCTTCAAGCCGCTCGCGGCGATGCCGGTGAAGCCCGGCAGCAGGTACACGCGACCCATGGCGGCGTCGACCGTGTAGTCCGTGTCCAGGACGTACGTGACCGCGCCCGCCTTGTCCTTCACCGTCACCGCGCTGATGCCGCGCGCACCGCTCGGGTTCAGGGCGGTGGCGCCAGCCTGGTAGTACGTGCCGGCCGTGGCGACGTCATACGACGTGTCCTGCGCAGACGCGGACGCCTGCGAGTGCGTCGACTTGTCGGCCAGGAAGAACAGGGCCAGGTTGTCGTCGTCGATGTTGTCGCACGTGAACGACAGCGTGCGCTTGATCTCCAGCGTGACCTGGTCGTCGCGCGAGCGGATGCCCGCGTCCGAATCGAAATGCTCCAGGATGTCGGACTCGGTGTTGGAGTTGATCTCCGGCGTGTTGCCGAGATACCGCTCGCCGGTCTTGGTCTTGGTGCCGGCGACGAACCGATCGAAATACAGTTTGCCTCGGCCGATGGTGTAAACGCCACTCATGTTGTTGCTCCGGTTGGGTTGAAATTACTTGTCCAGCCGATACGGCTCGGCCGTGCTCTCGGTCATGTCCAGCGCGACCTTGCGCCAGAAAAACGCGAGTTCTGAAGTCTGGTCAGGTGGCCGGACCGTACCAGCCTCCGTTTCAATGGCGTTGACCAGTTGGTAGGTGGTGCCGTCGACGACAACCGGCAGCAGGAAGTTCGGCGACGTGTCGTCTTGGATCGTCCACAGCAGCTTCCCGACGTCCGCGAGAAGGTTGTAGGCCGCATCGGTCGGGCTTTCTTTGTCGTCCACTGCCCAGCCTTGGATCAGCAGACGCAGCTTGAAGCGACGTCCCTTCTCCATGTAGCCGACGGGGCTCGGTACGCGGTCCGGGTCGATGTCTTCCAGGATCGAGACGCAAGGCAGCGGCGTCTCTTTGCTGATGTTGCGTCGACCGCGGATGACGGCTCCCGGCACCGAGAGATCGTGCTGATAGCCGGCGCCCGGCGTGATCGTGGCGACCAGGGCGGTCAGGGCTTTGAGGGCGACGAGACGCTTACTGTCCATCAGGCGGCCGCCTTCATGAGACGATTGAACTGCCGCAGGAACTCGGATTCGAGCTTGCGGCCCACTCGCGGCTTCACGTCGTCGGCCACGGTGTTGAATACCTGCGCCACGCTCGGGCCGTACAGCAGGAACACGCCGGGAAAGATCTCCGGCAGACCGGCCTTGCCCTTGTGGCGCTCGCGGATCGTGGCGGACTTCGTGAAGCGCACGGCGAGACCTTCGTTGAAGTTGTCCTCTGTCAGCGTCTTGCCGCGGCGCAGCTTCACGACGAATGCGCCCGGAATGGAGCGCGTACCGCCTGCAGGGCTCACCGCCACGCGAACCGGCCGACCGGGTGTCGCCGTGCCGCGGATGAAGCGCGCCAGCGAGGTCGGACGATCGCGAGCGACCAGGCGAACGAACTCTTCGCCGCCTCGGGTGCCGCGCTCGATCCGCAGCCGATCACCGCCCGACGCCTCGCTGCCGATGTAGTTGCGCTCGAAGTTGACCTGCGCCCGAATCTCTTTGCTCGATTCGCGAAAGGCGAAGCGGCCCGACTCCTGCACGGCGAGGTTCGCCGCCTCGTCGATGATCTTGGGCATCGCACCGACCTGCTGGCGGAAGCGATCGAGATCCGAGAAGTTGATCTCAACGGTCATAGGGCGTCACCGGGCAGCGGGCGAAACGACCGTCGTCGCTGTGCTCGACGTTCTCGATGAGGAACTTCGCCCCGTCACCGACGAAGGTGACGAGCGCTCCACGCACCGGCGCGATCTCGTTGAGATCGACCACGATCGCGTTCACGTCCTGCAGGACTTGCGCGTAGCCTTCGCGGTCGAGATCTCCCATGAGGGTCTGCTTGGTGTGGCGACGTGCTTTGATCGCGGTAGTCAGCATGGCGTCGGGTGCGACTCGATAAACCGCAGAACGCGCGAACTGCGTGTGAACCGCCACACGCGCTCTGAGCTTTACCTGATCCCACTCTTCGGCCACTGCCTTCTCCTCAAAACCCCCGGCCGTGTGGGGCCGGGGGCACAACTCTCCGCGCGTACAGGCCGGAAGGTGGTTCCTTACGCCATCACGCGAACGCGGAGCGATGCGTTCGGGAAGGTCGGCACCATGAGCGGCGCGCTCTGCGTCATCGTGTAGACGACGCTCGGGTCTTCCTGCTCCCACATCTTCGGGAAATACTGGAGAGCCCGGAGCCCGGCACGCGCGTCCATGATCGCGCCGAAGGCACGCACGCCCGCGATGGCCGGCGACGTCAGCACGACGTCGCGCGGGTCCATCAACTGGATCTCGGCGCCGGTGTCGTCCACGTAGACCTCGGAGTAGACGTAGATGTCGACGCCCGAACGCAGCGTGCCCTTGTACTGCACGACCTGCCCGTCGCCGACGCCGAGGTTGAGATCCGGTGCGCCGTTCACGCGGCGGATGTCGAGAATCTTCTCGGCCTCCACGCGATCAGCGAACGCGCCCCAGGCGCTCAGACCCATCGTCACGCGGTTCGGCGTGGTGCGGCCGACGCTCTGCATCAGCGCCATCCACGTGTCCAGGTTGCGCAGCGGCTTGGCGGTCGTCTGGTCCCACGCAGCGCCGCCCGAGAGCGCCGTCGGCGTGAGCGAAGCGTCACGGCCGAAGTCGACCGTCTGCGTCGGGTAGTTCTCGCCGGCCACCGTGACCTGCGCGAAGAGGACCGCCTGCGCTGCCATCCACTCGCAGCGGTTGTCGATCATCTTCAGCTCGGACGCGAGGTTGCGCGCGACCGCCGCGTCCCAGCGCTGCTGCGGACTGAGGTCCATGCCGCCGATGCCTTCGCCCGCGGTGCGGTGGAAGACCTTGGTCGGATCGACCACGTGCTTCGGCTTCGTGTACGCGGGCTTGAAAGCCTTCGTGGTGAAGCCGTCCTCGCGCATCACCTTGCCCTGCACGTTCGGCGCGACGAAGGGCGCCAGGCGGCGACCTTCCTCGGTGAGCTGATCGAACAGGATCGACTCGGTCTCGAACGTGACGGTGCGGGGGAAGCAGAGGTCCAGCCAGTACCGCATGGGCGATTTGATGGTGCGAATGACGCCCATCAGCTCGGCGGTATCGTTCAATGCGAAAGACATTTGATGTTCTCCGTGGTTGCGTTAAGTCGCGTTGGTTGTTTCTCGGGGCGCGACTTAGCCGCCCGAGTAGCCGAGGGTGCCCACCTGGATGTTGCTGCCCGCGTACTTGAACGCGGCGATCTTCTTGGCCGTCGTGTCGAAGCTCGCGTGCCACACCAGCTTGGCGAGGTTGAAGAACCCGGCGAGGTAGACCGGGGCCGTGACAGCGGTGTTCGCGTCGACCGCCTGGCAGGCGATTGCGCAGGGAACCTGCGAACCGTCGCTGGCGCCGAGATCGCACACCGTCAGCAGCCCGGACGCGGTGACGCGACCGAGAACGGTGTACTGCGCGTGGACGAGGTTGACGTCCGCGAAGAGATCCGGCCGGGTGACGATCGGGATCTCGCCCGCGAAGAGATCCGACTCGGTGAACGAGCCGTAGTTGAGATCGCTCGAAGCGATGTTCATGGTGTCGCCGCTCATGATGTAACTCCTGTGTTGAGGTTGGTGCTGGTGGGTTTAGTGAGCCTTCTCGCCCTGCGCCAGCCGGTAGTTGGCGACGATCCGCTTCGCCACCTCATCCGGCTTGCTCGCAGCTCCGGCTTCGGGCGACCCACCGCCATCCCCCGCCGAGATATTCGGATTGCCGTTTTCCATCGCGCGCTCGAACGGCGACATGCCGGCGCCGGCCTTGACCAGCGGCGCAACGGCAAGCGCGGCCTTCGCTTCGTCGACCGTCATCGAGGTCTTCTCGGCAAAGTGCTTGGCCAAAGCGTCGCGGCCCTTGGCCTCCTCGCAGCCGAGGATGCCCATGATGCGCGTGCGCTCAGCGGCCGCGGCTTCCGCAGCCGTCGGCTTGACGCTCGCAGCGGCAGCGTCGGCAGCCGCCTTGTCGGCGATCGCCTTCTCCGCTGCAGCCTTGTCGGCCGCTTCCTTCTCGTCCTTGGCCTTCTGCTCGGCCGCGAGACGATCCTTTTCCTGCTGTTCGGCCGCTGCGTTCTTCTCGGCCTCGGTCTGCTTACTCATGTTGGTACGTCTCCATTCTTTGGAGGATGAGCCCGTAAGCTCGTTTCGGAACGCAGCCAGTGCCTCGTTGGGAGGTAGCACCGCGTCAACTAGGCCGATCCGCTTGGCCTCGGTCGCGTTGAACACGCGAGCCTCGGTTTCGCGGACAGCTTTCTCGGACATGCCGCGGCCTCTTGCGACCACGGACACGAATTCTTGGTATGCGAAATCGACGCTCGCCTGCATATCGTTTCGCACGTCATCGGGCAGAGGCTCGTACGGGTTGCCGTCGACCTTGTGATCGCCCGCATAGACGTAAGTGACCTTCAGCCCCCACTCCTTGAGCATCTTCGACTGGTCCACGTGCATCATCACGACGCCGATCGAGCCCGCGTCGGACATGGGCGAAGCCACGATGCTGTCGGCAGCACTCGCGAGCGAGTACGCGCCGGAAAAACACATCGAGTCGACCACGGCCATCGAAGGCTTATCCTTGCGACCGGCGCGGATATAGTCGGCCAGCTCGAAGTTGCCATAGACGCTGCCGCCGTACGAGTTGACGTCGAAGATGATTCCCTGGACGTCGGGATCGGACATCGCCGCATCGAACTGGTTGCGGATGAACTGGTGGCCCGTGTAGCCCCACATGCAGTACGCGAAGCGATTGATGAGCGCGCCGTAGATCGGGATCAGCGCGATGCCATCGGCGTACACGAAGGGCTTGTCCTCCATGTCGCTGATCCCATAGGCCGATGCGCACTGCCTCATGAAGCCCGGCGTCTCGTCGTTATCGGTCTCGACAGACACCGCGAGCCCCTGGTGCAGCACGATCTGGCTCGCGCACGGCGCGTAAACCAGAGACGGCCTGCTATCGAAGCTGGCGGCGATTGCTGCGCGGAGTTCTTCAGGAGTCATTCTCGGATCTCAGTTGGCGACCCACACCCACGTGGGCACGACCGTGTAGGTGAAGGCGATCGTCGCGCCGGGATCGAGCTGGACCGACCAGAATCCCGAAGCAGCCGGGATCGCAAAGGCCGTAATCGTCACGCCGTTGAGGACCGCAGCGGTCGGAGCGGTGGTGCCGTTCTTGATGAACGCCGTGACTCGGAAACCCGTGGTGTTCGTCACGGCTACCGTCGTGGCGCCAACTGCAGGCGTCGTGACCGTGCCGCGCGGATTGATGCCGGCGTTGTCGATGATCCGGTAATTCGCTCCGGCCGCAGGCGTCACGGCGCCGAGACTGATCGCCGTGGTGTTGTCGACCACGTCGTTGCCCGAGATGACGAGCCCCTTGTAGGAGCCCGCTGCCACAACGATGCCCGTTCCGTTGACGCCGAAGGCCGAGACCGATCCGATCGTGTTCGAGAGGATCGTGGGAAAGTGATTGGCGCCAGCGGTCAAGTTGATGCCGTTCGTCCAGCCGGCGACCGAGCACCCGACCATCTTCCACTTTTTGACCCGCGTGCCGGCGATCACGCCGTTCGTGGTACCGCCGACGTTGTTGTAGATGTCGCAGTTCACGAACGTCACGCCATCCACCTGGCCGTTGGTGGACGGGTCCATCCGGATGCCGGCGATGCTCTGCGAAGAGAACCAGCAGTTCGTGAACTCGCTGCGAAGCACAGAGCCGTCAGCGGTCATGTTGACGCCAACCGCGCTAGTGTCGAAGAAGCAGTCCGTCGCCTTGATGCTCGGGATCGTGACGCCAGTGGCGGGGTTGAGGTTCAACGCGAAGTTGCTCGCGATGATGTTCAACTGCTCCAGCACCAGAGACGCCGTCTGCTTGACTTCGATGCCGGCCAGTGTCGGCAGCGTCGCGGCGTTGTTGACCATCAACACCGTCGTGATGCGATGATCCGACTGGTGATCGACCACGACGCCGCTGCGCGTGAAGTAGCGGCAGATGACGGTGCGAGCGTCGACCAAGGCGCCGCCAAGACGAATCGAGTCGAACTGGTACGCCGTCTGGACGTTCTCGGCGAAACCTTCAGTGCCCTGAATGTCCAGTCCGATGCCGGCCGTCTTGTTCGAGGTCGTGCCGCTACCCGGACCCTGCAGCGAACAGTTCCTCATGCCCGAGCCATAGCCGGTCATGCGAATCTGGTCGCCGGTGGTGCTGGCGGTCTTGAACGTCGTCTGGCCAGGGCCGTCGCCGTCGATGATGATCTGGTCGCCCGAGATCACGTACGGCGTGCTGGTGGTCAGATAGGTTCCGCGCGGAGCGCGAATGACGCCGCCGCTTGCGCCGAGTGCCGCAGCGGCCGCGGTGAACGCGGCCTCGCACGAATTGACGCCGGTGTTGATGACAACGCCGCCGGCATAGTCCAGGACGTTGACGTAGCCGACCGACTCGTTGTCGAGCTTGGCCTTGTCGACCGGATTCATGAGCCCGGCTTGCGTGGTCGACGCGAACTGGCCTGCCGCGCTCGGGCGCGAGTCGACCGCACCAACCGTGGCGCTCTGGACAGTGACGGTGCCGACGCTCACCCGATAGTTGGGATAGACGGGCGCGACATCAGTCATCGCGCCGGCAGTCGTCGCCGATAGGTACAGCAGCGTGCCAGCCGCATAGGCGTTTGTGTTCAGCCCATTGACGACGCCGCCTCGGGTAACGAACCCGTTCGAGTTGTTCGCGATATCGTGCGTCGCGATGCCGCGAACATTGGCCGTTCCGAGCGCATCGGCCTTGGCCAACGCGATGGTGGGTAGGCCGGAATTCGCGCCGTTGACGTAGACGACACTGCCGTTGGGAATCGTCGCGCCGCTGACGTTGCGGACTCGGGTCCACTCCTCCTGGCCGATCTGCAGGGCGATCTGGTTGTTGCTGTTGAAGAACGTCGGGCAGTCGTTGTCGGTGTCGTAGACGAGCCTGCCTGCGGCATAGACTGCACCACCGACGCCGGTGAGGATGCCGTTCGACTTGTCGAACTTCGTCGCCAGCGAGTTGGTTACGCTCGTGGCGAAGTTGGCGTCGTTGCCGAGGGCCGCGGCAAGTTCCTGCAGCGTGTCCAGCGCCGCTGGCGAAGAATTGATGAGCGCCGTGATCGCCGCCTGGACGAAGCCCGTCGTGGCGAGGCTCGTGTCGGCATCACCGAAAGTCGGCGTCGGCGCAGTGGGGTTGCCGGTAAACACGGGGCTTGCAAGCGGCGCCTTCGCAGCGAGCGCGGTGAAAGCGCCATCGCTCGAAAGCGCCTGCGTCGTGTGGCCCGACGTAGGAACGGAGTCCACAGTCACCGCGGGTCCGACCAGGCCACCGTATGCACGGCTATTCCACGCCGTCGCGCCGTCACCGATCTTGAATTTGCCGGTGTCGGTCTCGACGCCCATCTCGCCCACAAGCAGCGTCGGGTTCGCCGCAGTCCAATCCGCGGCGGTGCCGTTACGGAACTGGATCTTCCCCTGCAGACTGAGCCCGATGCCCATCAGACCCCCGCGCTCGCAGGCGTGCCGCCGTAGGCGACCACGTCAAGCGGTTGGACCGGACCACCGCCGTCGACCGAGACGACCATCGCCTGCGCGTCGGAGCCGCCAAGCTGCACGCCGCCCCCGCTCGACTGGTTCAGGGCATACGAAGAGACCGTGCCCGTGTGGTTGGTCACGTACAGGTCGAAGCCCGTGCCCACCCGCACGATGTAGATCGTGTCGGCTTCAAGAACGCTGGGGAGCGCGGAGACGACCTTCTGGATTTTCAGATCGGCCATGGGCTACCAGTTCGTCGCGTTCCAGCGCGCCGCGATAGCCGCGCCGTTGAAAAGGAGCCCGTCGCTGTCCTCGCTCAGCTTGTTGAGCGTGGACATGTTCGAGTGGGTGTGCGACGCGGCCACCGCAGCGTCGATCGCCGACGGCGAACTGGACGGCTTGCCGGTGATGCTCGACCAGGTCACGACGACGTCCATCGACTCGTACTCGGACAGCTTGGAGAACGTGTCGGTCGCGTTATTGAAGGCGTACAGTGCTGCGCCGCTGGCGACAGTGGCGTCACCCGTGGCGTCGGTGACGAGCACCATGAAGTTGCGGTTCGCGCCCACCGCGAGCGCGTTGCGCGCCGCGATGTTGGCGACGATCTCCAGCGCATTGAACGACGCGATCGCGGAAGCGATCCGCGCGTCGGCCAGTGTGTTTATCATCGCGCTGTTGCCGATCGCCTTGCCGTTGCCGCTGGAGTCGGTAACGTAGCTCTCGGCGTAGCCGCTGTTCACCACGAAATAGAACGCGTCAGCTTCGAGCGTGCCAGGAAGCGACGTGACCTTCCGGAATTTTAGAAGTGCCATTACCAGTCCACCTCGTCCCAGTCGTCATCGACGCCGCCGGAGACTTCGTCTCGGACGATCGCGCGGACTTGCTCTTCGGTAAGGCCACCGCTCTGAGCGGGAAGCCACGTGGTGCCGCTGCCGCCGTCTTCGCCGCGAACGTGACCAACGTTCTGCGTTGCGCCATCGGTGTAGGTCACGATCAAGTCGCCGACTTCATCCACCCGCATTGAGCGAATGCCGCGACCGTCGGCACCCTTTTCGCCTTTGTCGCCCTTCGGACCTTTCTCGCCCTTCGGACCAGTTGCGCCTGCGAGGCCGCGTTCGCCCTGCAGGCCGCGCTCGCCTCGGAGGCCGCGTTCGCCCTGAGGACCGACGCCGCCCTGGCCGCCTTGCGGACCACGCTCGCCTCTGGCGCCTTGCTTTCCTTCCGGCCCGGTCGCGCCCTGCAAACCTTTCGGCCCCTGCGGACCGCGAAGACCGCGAGGCCCCTGCGCGCCGGTCTCGCCCTTCGGTCCGACGGCGAGCGAGCGCTGACGCGACTCCTCGATCGCCTTGACGGAGAGCGCGACCGCAGCGATGCGGGCTACTCGGTCGGAGACAGGCATGCGAGAACGTCCTGCATGAACTGGTGCTCAGCCTTCTTGTCGGCTGCGTCTTGTGCGTCGTTCTGAGCGTTGCCGCCCTGGCTCGTCACGGTCCCTTCCTTCTTCGGGTCCATGTCGAATTCAAGGCCCAGCTTCTTCATCAGCGCGGCCTCGCGCTTCTGCTGAGCGAAGACCTCGCGCCAGTCTTCACCCAGGCGAGCGATCTCAGCCTCGCGAGTCGAGAGCCCGGCCTTGATCCGGAGCACCGCGGCCTGCGTTTCTTTTAGCTCGTCGATCTGGCCGCGAGAGGCGCCGATCCAGTTGCACTGGCAATACGCCTCTTTGTTGAGACCGCCTTCGTAGAAGTGCTCGACGCCCTTCGGCATGGGGAGGTCGCTGTTCGGAGAGTTGATCTCTTCTTCCAGCCACAGCTCGTACACGTTCGAGGCGAAGCGGTCAGCGATGACCTTCTTCTTGCCCTGCATGTACTTGAAGGTGTTGTTGTTGGCGGCGCGAGCCGAGGAGTAGTTCGTCTGCGTGTAGTCGCGCGCGAACTCCTCGTAGCTGATGCCGAGCCCAGCGGCGATGTGGCGGAGCAAGCTCTGCTCGTACTCGGTGCCCACGCCGCCCGGCTGTCCCGCGGGCTTCAGGTTGAGCTTCGTGCCGGGGTAGAGATGCGGGATCTTGACGCCATCTATATGGATGTTCTTCGCGCTGCCCACGTACTCCGTGAGACCCGCGAGGTACTGCTCGATGTACTGCTGTCCGCTGCCCTCTCCGAGCTGCGCGAAGGCGACGTCACGCGGAAGCTCAGACTCGATCGTGGCTGCGTAGGTGGCGTTGACGACGGCATTCTGGAGGACGACCTCCGAGAACCGCTTCGTCATCCGCATGTCTTTGAGGACCGCGACCATCTCGGCCACGCCCCGATGCTGATCCGGGCGGATCGCTTCGTGGACGTGGACGATCTGGGCGCGCCCCCACGGCTTGCGTGCCGCGATGCGCTTCCACTCGAACGGGTTCTCGCCGATGTAGTTGTCGTTCGGGTGGTTGGTGCGAATGTGATACGCGATCGGCGCGCCGTAGTAGTCGATCTCCACGCCGCGACGCATGAAGCGGTCGTCTTCGAGATCGTTCGGATTCGACAGGCGATCGGGGTCGATGAACTGAACGGCAGTCTTGTAGGGACGGTCGACGCGGCGAATCCACTCGGCGGACGCCAGCGTCTCGCCCGCGAGGAAGTGCTGAGCAACCGCCATGCGAACCATGCCGGTGAACGAGGCGCGTGCGCTGGCATCGACCCACGACCGAGACGACTCCGCCCACAGCCGGAATTTCAGTTCGGCGATCGTCTGGAACTCTTCGGCCCATGCTTCGGTAAGGCCGAGGATCTGCCACGCCGGCTTGGCGTTGAGCATGTACTGGCCGCCGACGATCGAGTCTCGATTCGTCGACAGCGCGCCATTCATGTATCCGTCGTTGCGGACCAGGTCGCGAGCGCGACCGTCGAGCTGTGCCTTCGTCTTGCTGATCTCACGATCGGGCGAGACGATCGGCGGAGCCCACGTCGCGAGTTCGCGGCTGGTCCGCTCGGCACCCTCGTAAGCGCCACCGATAGCGGACTTCTCAACTCGCGGTTGTTTCGCCAGGCGCGAGGAAACCTTGGCAGCGGGCTTCTTGCTCATGTCAGAAGAACGGCCTCAGCGGTCCGTAGTTCGCGGCGAGACTCCCGGTCCCGCACACCGTGGCCTTCTGTTGCGTCAGCCAGCCGATGTACTTCAGGAGCTTGTCGACGTTGACTCGCGAATACGCGACGCGTTCGAGATTCTGATCTTGCAGCTCAACGACCTGACCCTCGACGTTGATCTTGTGCAAGGCGGCTTCCGCCTCGCTCAGCCACGCCGTGAGTTGTTCGCAAGTCGCCATGCAGAATCATCCAAGCGTCGCCCCGAAAGTGGACATACGCTGCTTTACATCTCCCCTTTCTGTAAAGGGTTTTTTGGCTTCGGGTTTTCGAACGAGGGAATTTTTGTCCCACTCTGCAGCCCACGATGGGGGCTTCTGCCAGTCGATTCTCTCTACGCCCAGATGCACGCAGAGCGCGATGGCGTAGACCGCCAAGTCCCAGCTCTCGTTGCGGCTTCGAGACGACACCTTCTCCCACCCTTTCGGCGTCCTGCGCTCGCTCGTCATCTCGCTGAAGAACTCGTCAGGTAGGTAGTCCGGCCACACGATCCGACCA